CCAACTTCCTTTGCCATATTTGCAGCGAGCACAGCATCCCACGCTTGCATTGAATTAATACCCATGGCATCTAATGTGCCAATAGCAACAACACATAAATCAATAAGACCATCTACGATCTCTTCAGCATCTTCTGTAGCCATAGCTTCACGTGTTTCATCATACTCTTCCTTGATGAAGTTTAATCTAAACTCAATGAACTTCTTAAGCTGGAATGGTGTTGCTGTTTTAATCCACTTATGTACACCATATTTCTGATGCATTAAATTAATATCACTTACCCAATTTGTACTCATACGTCTCCTTTGTTAACTTGTAATACTATTATATCACACATTTGCTTAATGTACATACCTAAACAAAGAATGATTCTAATGATATTGTCTTCTCACTTTCCCATCCAACTGCTTCTAATACAGGTTCGATGGCACCTAAGAATGTCTTTTCAAACTGCAGATTATAATCTACATAGTTATCTAGATTGAATTGCTTTGGCATGTAATCAATAAAAGCAATAACATTCTCTTTAATAGGGTTTGGCTTAACAAGATATGTGAACTTGACCTTGTCACCACTGGTGATCTTTTGTATAGATCTACCAAGCTTCTTATCAGTAACTAAATTGTTATGGAGGATTGCTCCACGAATATGGATAGGTGTACCTTTCTTATATACAAGTTCTTTATCAGTCCACTTGTTTAGGTTATTCACACCACGAGGGAAGCTAACTGCCTCAGGAGATGCTTTACTAAACGCAAGCTTAAAGTTTGCTATGTCTGATTGTACAGTCTCCTCATCAGTCTCAATGATTCTCTTAAATATATCTTTCAATGCTTGTCTACATATAGCAGGGGTGGATGATTTGATTGCCTCAATACCCATGATCTTTAATTTAGGTTTGGCATAACGAACACCTTCATTGTCATGCACGTTTAATATGTATCTCTTCTTGGCTGTCCATATACCACGATCAGCTATAACCTCACGACCCATAACCATATGGTTTTGAATACCACCGAGGGATTGATATAGACGATCATAGCATTCAGTGAGTGCACCTTCAAGTGCAGTCGAACACATCTTATCAAGGAAGTCAATAGGGTTTTTTGGTCCAAGACGTTTAACGAATTCATTAAGGGTAACATAGACCGAGTCTGTATCAATGGCAACGACATAATCTGTCTTTGTGCCTAATGCTTTGTTTAAGTAATCATTAAGGTTATTCTCTGCCCAACGAATAGTCGCTTGACCAGTAAGAGTGATACCTTCAGCAATACGCATGTCAAAGTATCTAAACCATTTATTACCCATTGCACCATACAAAGAGTTTAGTAGGATCTTTAATGCCATCTGTTGGTTCTTGGCAATAGCAATACGTTTCTCTAAGCCATACACTTCTGACTTGGTGGCAGTAAGCTCTAACTCTTGCTCAGCTTTAAGCTGTGACTTCTTATATAATACACGTTCATTATAGATCTCTTGAATGATTGCTGGTAATACACCGAGCTTCTTTGTACTGAACCTAACACCATTAACAGCTAACGCAGTATCAGGCATTGTGTTCTTTACTGTGCCAGACAATACTGTTTCAACATTAACCCCTGGCTCATCAGTACCAACTAATATAGTCTCAGGAGACATATTGTATTGCATAATGATTGAAGGATATAGAGAGTTGAGGTCGAATGAACATACCCAGTCATGCATACCTACTTGAGGTTCTTTAACATAACCGCCAGGATATGCACCTTTAAATGATTCTGAATTCATAGGCACAGCAATACGTTTACCATGTAAGTCTCTATAGATCAGTGAGTCCCATATAGCCACAGTACCAAGTACTTGCTCATAGTTAACACCACCTTTATATGCCATAGTTAGACATAAGGTAATAAGACCAAGCTTATCTTCCATACGGTCAATTAGTTCTACGTCTTTAATGTTATAATCAATAAACTTTTGATAGTCATTCTGATGTAATTCATTTAGGTCAGAGGCTTCACCGAAGTCAAGCTTCTTCTCACCGAGTACAACACTTGCAATATGATCAAGCTTATATGATTCTTGTGGACCATATGAGTAACCGAACTTTTTAAAGATTGCCATATAATCTAAGATAGCAATACCTTTTAATTCATACTTGATTGTAGATTGACCAAAGCCTGTGTGTGTCTCACGCTCATCAACCATTTTCCATGGAGACAAACGCTTCATAGTCATCTCGCCATTGATCTTAGCAATACGATTGACTAGGTATGGTATATCAAAGAACTCTACGTTCCAACCAGTAATAACATCAGGTGATGTAGCATTCATATGGTAGACAAACTTGTGTAACAGTTCTCTCTCATCTGCACACTTAACATAAACAACAGTGTGTGTTTGCATCAATGCTTTGTCTACATCATAATCACCACAGCCAAATGTGTAATAGGTGTCATCAATATTATTCTTAGTTGTGATTGCTGTTACTTCCTGATCAGCCAGGGAAGGCTCAGGGAAACCATCGCCGAACTTACATTCTATATCTAGTGAGGTAACATTAATGATATTACGGTCCCATGATATATCACCAGGGAACTGCTCATTAAGATACTGCACAACATAATTAGTATTGCCATACACTTTAAAATTAGGGACATCACTATATGCCTTAACAAAGTCAGTGGCTTCACCCATGCTGCCAAAGAGGATAGGCTCTACGGGATTACCATCTAAGGCATTCCAGTCATGTTTGTTATTACCTTTATTGGTAACGAATAAGGAAGGTTTAAATGGGACTGTGAAGGAGACTTTCTTACCGTCTTCATAACCCATGTATTTAATGACCTTACCATGACGGAAGGCACTTGTATAGAAAGTTTGATTCATGGTACCATTATATCATGATACCACTAAAAGTACATACCTCTATGTAAATATTTCCTGTTGAGGTGGTATTGCCAGTTTGATTTTACCATCAACCATGTCTTCATATTTATCTAGTAAACCAGCTTCAGGAATACATATAAACATAATGTGTTCTTCCTTTATAACTAATTCATCCATCTCACAATAAGACAAATATGGTACAAAGCTTATTCTACCTTGAGATCCAGGATCTGGTATTAAAAGAACGGGGTCTGTTACTGTTGTGGTTTTTTCATCTCTCTTCTTTATTCCAACTAATATCTCTTCGCCCGACGTAAGTCGGATTAATTTATAATCACTCATTTATCTATGTTCCCTTGGTTGTTTATTAATATAGTCTTTGACTGCTGATTTGATTGCATCTTCTGCTAGTACACTACAGTGTATCTTAACTGGTGGCAAGTTTAGTTCTTCAACAATTTCAGTATTTTTAATTTCTTGAATTGCTGTTACTGTCTTACCCTTTACCCATTCAGTTAATAGTGAACTAGAAGCGATTGCTGATCCACAGCCATACGTTTTAAATACGGCATTTGTGCATACACCATCTTCAATCTTTATTTGAAGACGCATTACATCGCCGCAAGCAGGAGCGCCTACCATACCAGTGCCTACTGTTGGATCATTAGGATCCATCTTACCCACATTGCGTGGATTATTGTAGTGATCTAAAACCTTCTCTGAATATGCCATAACGCTCCTTAGTTTTTAACCCAACAGCAATTGTGCTGCTTTATTGAGTTTACCTAACTTAATGATTTGAGGCTTATCTTCTTCTGGAATATTATTCTCCAGAGCAATGACAAGCATACCATCTACGATATCTGCACCAATAACACTTACGGTGTCAGCTATAGTAAATTTTCTTTCAAATCCCCTTGTAGAGATTCCACGATGTGCGTACTCTCTGTCTACACTATTTGTAGGCCTGTTGCCTGTGATAGTTAAAACTCCTTTCTCAAGAGTTAGGTCAACGTCATCTTTACCGAATCCTGCAACAGCGATCTCGATTAAAAAATGACCATCTTCTTTTTTTATAACATTATATGGTGGGTACCCTGAGCTACGTGTTTCGGTAGTTCCGTTAAATGGTACTGTTGATAGTGTTTCAAAAAGTTGATCGAATCCAAGGAACGTATCCCTTGGGAAGTTAAATGCTAAGTTTGACATAATTGTCCTCCTATATTATAGCAAGGTTATAAAATGAATACCCTTTCGGCATACTCAATTCTATTTATACACGTAAACCTTTAGGTCTTTGTGTTTATTACTTAATTGTGTGTTCTCTTGAACACTTCTTTTTTGTACCCAGTGTATGATAGCTTTGTTCTGCCAGTATATCTCATGCTTCATTTTGATATCATCTTTATACCATTCATAAGACGGATAGGTTATATCCCATCCACCAGCTTTCTTCCACCATTCCATACAGTCATCACAGTCACGAAGACATGCAACGATCGTACTCTCTGGAAACATTTTTTTGATCTCATCTAAATAATATGCAAAATGATGTGACATAATTACTTTGACTTGATCTTCTGGTCCAGAGAAGCTGTTATTGATCTCTTCAATCCACTGCTCCTTCGTACCAAGACTGTTATTCTTTTCTAACCATTTTCCATACTGCATGCCAGGGCCATAATAGTTTCCCTTATGACCACTGAATTTACTATGCATGTATTCTTTATCGGATGTGTAATCAGTTATATCAGCATGGTGATTAAACCTAAGCTCATCCCCTACACCACTCCATCGTGATCCAGGGGCTCCTGTTACAAATATCCAATTCTTCACTTGATTAACTCTTCCTTATAGACAGATGCTAAACCTAATGCACGTGTATTAAACCATACAAGATCTTGCAATGCATCTTTAGTAATGAATGACATAAGAGTATCTCTATGTGCATCACCATCAGCACCGATAAGCCAATCATATTGACCTACTTTCTTTTGAATAGCTTTCACTGCATCAGCATCTTGGCTCATTGCTGTTAGTGCATTTTGCAAAGCGAATGCATTTGGATTTCCTTTGTTTACCCATAAAGCTTTTTGCATACCATCTCTAAATGATTTGACAAGCTTATAAGCATTATAGAATTCACCTTCAGGTTTGACACCCCATCGTGCTTCAAATAGAAATTCCATTTGATATCCTGGGTGGTTAACATCATCCGCGTGACTTCCGTCTGCTTGTAGTATACCATGATGGAACCATACTTCAGCGTTCTTATCTGACTCAACATGTTTTTTATATGCCGCTGGATTCTCTCTTGTACCAGTTAGCTCACCACGTTTAAATGCTAAACGTCTTTCTGAACCAGACATACCACTTACCCAAGTCACATGCTCTTTAAAGCAGGCAGCATAAAATACCATCTCTCTATGATCATCTGTTGGTCCACAAATTAACATGGCCATTGCCCAAGCTTCTGGTGTTTGACCAGATCCTGCAGCAAATTTAGGATAATCCATATCAGATCCAGTACGCATACCAGCAATAATGTTTAGATTCATAAGGCCGATAGATGTATACTCACCATAGTTATAGTCTACGTTCTCTTGTAAGAATGCAACACCATTACCACCATGTGATACCATGACAACTTTGTCGTCATCTCTCATATCGTTGTGCCAATTGTTAAAGCCAGGAATGTCTCTTGCTCCAGGCTGATGTAATAAAACTATCTTCTCTCCTAAGAAAGGTTCAAGTTGCTCTGCTATAATTTGTGCCCACTGTGATGTTCCGCCTCCAGGCTTCTGTGGAATTACAAATGTATAGTCGGCGAATGCTGTTGTTGATATAGCTATGATGAATAGCGCTAGTAGTTTTTTCATGAATACTCCAGTTTGTTATTTTTTAATGATAATCCAAATAGTACTATCATCAATAATACTAATCCTATAAAAATTGGCCTAGTCATCAGAGTTTCCCAGGTATATAGGGCACTCATCTGAATGGTTAATGTCTCAACCTTATAACTTAATATAAACGCCATTAGCATGGCTGGTCTACTATACTTATACGCCTTTCCAAAGACTCCCAGGAAAGAACATAAAAGCAAGATTGCGTAATCTTCCCACCCGCCAGTGTACTGAGCACAAGCCCATACAATGAAACCTACGAGGAAAGGAAAATAATATTTGTATGGCACATAAGATATCTTACAGATATACTTGTTTAATGTTATGCATATGATAGCAACTAATACTGTACCCCACATAAATCCATATGTAAGAGCACTAAAGAATTTCGTGTCCGCGGCGAGATCAGGTGTACCTAATTCAAATCCTAAGTACATAAACAATGCTATGAGTACTGCAGCAAAGGAAGCACCGGGAATACCAAACAATACGGTAGGGATCATACTCGTTGCCTTCTGAGCATTGTTAGATCCTTCGGGTCCTATCACTCCTCTAATGTTACCGTTACCAAATTCTTCTTTAGGGTTTGCAGCTAAGGTTGAACCATATGCCATCCAATCTGCAACACCTCCACCAATCCCTGGTAAGAATCCTACGAATGCACCTATTGCTCCACCTCTTAATGCATCCCATTTGTATTTCCATGTTGCTTTGATTCCATCCCATGTCTGGCCTGATGTATCATGTGGCTGTGCTGTTGCACTACCTTTCTTTAATCCATCTAAGATCTCTGGTATAGCAAATAGACCAGCAACCATTGGCATAATCTGAATACCATCAGCTAGATAGTCCCAACCAAATGTCCAACGATCAGCATTAGTAACAGGATCAACTCCTATCATACCGAGGAATGTTCCTATAAGAATGGCAATGATACTTCTTACCCAAAATCTATTACTAACAAATCCTACACAAGCAAGAGCTAACATGGTAAATGCCCATAGTTCAGGTACTCCAAAGATCATCATGAGATTCATATACCAAGGGAGTAAGGCAAACGTAAGTGTTCCCCATAGTAATCCATTGATTGTAGATGTAGTGATAGCTGCGGTAAGAGCATACGTTGCTTTACCTTGTTTGGCCAGTGGATGTCCATCAACCATTGTGGCGGCAGATGAATTAGCACCAGGAATTCCTAATAATACTCCAGAGTATGTGTCACCTGTAGTAGATGCTGCGACTGTTGCCATACAAAAGACAACGCCAAGATAAGGATCAGGGAATAAATGCATGAAGCCGAATAGAATGACAAGACCTGTCGTAGCTCCGGCTGCTGGTATTAATCCAATAATGAGACCGAACACGGTCCCTAATAACAAATATGTAATCATAATATAGTTTAGTTTATTTTATTCCGATATTATACTTGGGACATAATTCCCAATCGCCTTTTTCCTTGTGTGATATTATCTTGATCTGATTTAGTGGAGCAGTCTCTCCAATTGTTTTAACAGTTTCTAATAATCCCCAATCAGACATGAGTGTAACAATTGTATTACGTCTGTGAACATCGTTCTCTGTTAGGTTTGATGGCTTACCATCTAATAAGAATAACTCTTTAAAATGAGTTATAAAATATCTACCTTGCTTATGCAAGATATGACATGATTGAAATAATTGTGAGTCACGTTTAGATGCTACACCCATACGTGTTAATGTTTCTCTGATCTTTAGGAAATCGTCGGGTTCTGCTAATGTTACTTCTAGCATCATCTCCGGTGTCCAATTTACTAAACTATCTTTGTTGTCCGCCATGCTGTATTCTTCCCTTTATAGTATTCAAGTTTGCATTACTTAAAAGCGGAAGTACATCACGAGCCTTCTCATTACTATATCCATAATATACCTTAATAGCATTAATGTCTTCTGATTCGCTAGACTTATTCCACTTAGAGAAACGATTTCGTTTCCTAACTATATTTATAAGAAAATCGAACTGTAGACGGCTATCCAGATGGTGATACTTATTCATTTCGTTTGCATACAAAACTGTATCAGGGAAATAAGATAGACCACGATTGACCATAAAGGCATTGTAGTCTTTCTCATTCTCAAGGATATTTATTTTAGTATTTGATATAGAACTTATTAATGCAAATGGACTCATTTCTTTTTCCATATCCACACAGCCAATTGTGTTGGTTGTGTTGTCATTGTTTCAATATGCATTTCCACTACATCAAACTTCTCTTTAAACCATTGGTATGCACACGCATCAGCTTCTGCTATTGTCCAATTGGCATACTCTGTTCCGGGTTCCATGTTATCTTCTGATCTGTTTAGATGTACTCTTACTGCACACAGTCCTCCAGGCTTTAACCACTGGTGAAACATATCAAAGTAATATAAATTATCATTAACACTACCGAAGTTACATGATCCTAATGCCATGACAACATCAGCAAACTCTCTGCCAAATATATTATGAGCTTGTGCAAAACTTGCTTGGAAATCTGCTTCAGGGTAAGGTGCTAAATCAAATCCAATAAGATTATCAAACATATGTTTGAATGGATTGATACCACAACCAGCATCGATGACTAACGGATTGACATTGAGTTTAACAATCTCATCAATAATCCTTTGGCCTAATACAACACCAGAGGTTGGATGTCTATCGAATTTATCTTGGTTATATGGTTTGCGTGTAAAGAAGTCTAAGACTTTACTTTGATTAGTCTCGCTCACGCAGAGTAATCATTGATATCAGTCTTGATATATTTAACATTAGCTACTATGAATGATCTCCATCCTTGTGCTTCGATGTCGAACACATTCATATAATCTTTATTCACATCATTGGTCTCTGTAAGCTCTTCAACTTTAGGTGCCATCTCTCCAGGGATCTTATGATCCATGAGAGTACAAAGCATCTTACGTTCATCACCATTCTTTTTGGTGAAACAAACTTCAATGATTTCTGTGTGTAAGAACTCTTTAATATTTTCATATAGAGTTGGTGAGGCAAAGAAATTATTAGTCTCTCTGTATGGTGTTACGTTACTATATTTTGTCATTATTCATTATCCGTTGAGTTTTCATGTAAGAACCTGTTCATGTTGGCAATCATTTTACTTGCCTTATCTAATTGAAATACAACATTGACCATAGCTAATGCCATAATAATTGATGCATAGTTTGCTAATTGTTCTACCATTCGAACTCCTATTTAAATTTAATTGATGACATGATCTCTGTCAGACATGCCACTACATTTAATTCATGATCAGCCACAAAGCTATCCTTATAAGAATAGTCTGCAAGTATAAGAACTACTTGAGGTACACTCGAAGGTTCAACATACGTAAGCATGTTATCATAAATCATTCTAAACAACTTTGAAGATTCTACGTCCATGTTATTGGTTACCCATTTACGCATACTCTTAAAGTTTTTAGTCTTGAGGTCTTTAAACAATCCAGCCACACTTGTCTCATCGAGAGTTACAAGAATACCGGTATCGATATGACCACTCATGCCATACCTTTGACATTCATTTATGACACGTCTCCAGTCTGGTATGTATTTCATAATCAGTTCAGCGAGAACTGCATTATCATATATAATACTTTCGGAATCAAGAATGAATTGAAGCCTAGCCATAAATTGCTCTGCCATCTTCGCCTTGTTACCTAAGTTGAATTCGTATATAGAACATCTTGAATGAAGAGGATCAATAATAC